GTATAGGTTTGTTCTTTTCTGACCTGTCCAATGTTGGATCGGTTTGCAATCCAACAATCAGATAATCACATTGTTCTTTTGCATCTTTTAACATCATGATATGCCCAGCATGAAATAAATCAAATGTTGAGCAAGTGAATCCTACTTTCAAATCATCCTTCATTTGTTAGTTCTTCTTCAAAAAATTGTTCTAGACCTTTTTTGTTTTTCTTTTTGTTTCTTTTCTTCTCTTCAAAATTGTGAATGAATTCGGAAATGTTATCGTAGATTACGAATTGTTTCATATTTCCATCAGAGTCTTCATAAAGCTCACCCTCATCCAAAATACCAAATTGTTCCGTCGCCTTATACTTCACATACATCTGCTTCTTTTCTTTTTGAATCCTACGAAGAAAAGCATAATAAATTATCTGTGTAAAGTAGGCAAAAGGATTGTTAGATTTTGTTGGGTCAAAATTTCTAAAATACATAATGCAATTTTCGATGCCATCACAAATCATTTCTTCTCTAAATGAGTATGAGATAAAGTTCGGTTTTCTGGAAAGATGTTCAGCAATCTTCAGAAAACATTCACCGATATAGTTGGGTACAATAGGTTCATTTTTATTTTCTTTCTTTGCTGTGTCACAATCTTCTTTGTACTTGATTAGAGCATTTAAAAAATCTTCATTGTTGACGTAGTGTTTACTTTTTGTCATTCATTACTTCCTATTATTTTGCTTGACAAGAGCCAGGCATAGACATATAATGCTGGTGTCCAAGCTTGAGATTAATGTAAGGTATGTCCTTTAGAAGTTTCTTCTACTTCTAGCAATTCTTCCTCATCGTATTCTTCTTCTGAGAGTGCATCTTTTTGATCAAGAAGAGATGTGTCAATCAGCTTTTCATTCATTTTAATAATTTCATTACACTCATCAACTGCTGATAGATAATATTCAACTAATGAACTCTTTGGTTCAAAAATAGAAACGATCCTATGTGCGTGTATTTTAGCAGAGTTGATTTTCAAAAGTTCAGCAGGCATCCAAGGGCTCATCATGACCATAGATTTACCTGGAGTAATTCTTTTAAAGAAAAGAGTCATCGGGTTATTCATCACAATGGTGTCCGTTTCTTCCTCAATTTGATACGAAGTAATGATATCTTCTCCATCTTCAAGCCTTATTATTTTTATATTATCCATGTTTTAACTCGATGTTATAGAACTTATAATTAAACTTCTCTTCATCATATATTTTAACTCTTTCTATAAAATGATTCAAGGTAAAATTCGTATGTTTACCTACTCTTAAATCATCCGCAATGTCAAATAAAGTTGCAACTTCTTTGTTATCTCCTTTTCTGAGACCTCTTCCTATTGATTGAAGGTTTCTGATTCTGGATTTTGAAGGTGAAGCAAAAATAACATTGTGGAGATTTCGAATGTTAATTCCGGTACTAAACGTTCCGTAAGAAGCAATGATGATTGCATCATTTTGTTTTTCAGTAATTGCTCTTATGGATTCGCGAGTATCGACTTCCGTTCCTCCGTAGATGAAGAAAACTTTTCTATCTTTAGCTTCTGTTTCGACAATACTAAACAGTTGTTTTCCTTGCTTCTCAACAAACTGAAACAGAACTAATGAATTACCTTGAAGAGATAAAACAAGATTCTTAATGAAGTTGTTTCTGTGAGCATTCATTACTATGTATTCTATCTCTTTTTGATAGTCCCACTTTCTGCTTTGTTGACAAATATCTTCTGGATATTTCAATATCAAACATTTAATTTTAAAATCAGATAAAACTTTATTGTCGATCAATTCTTTTGTTGTCGTTACTTTGAAAGTTGGACCAAACAAACCTTCTAGAACAAGCTTGTGCGTTTTAGTTCCATCAAGAGTTCCTGTGCAACCAATTCTATACCTTGCGTTTAGAAGTCCGGTCATGATTGTTGCTAGTGATTTCGCTTTAAATTGATGTGCTTCATCACCCAAAACAAAATCAAATTGTTCGAAGTAAGATTTGTCCAGATTGTAAATAGACTGCCAAGTTGTAATTGTTAGAAATTTGTTTGTGTGTTTTTCTTTTCCGGAATATTGACGATGACAAAATGATTCGACATCGTATCCATAGGATTTAAAATCAGTATACATTTGTTCCACTAGAGATGTTGTAGGAACAATTAGTAGACCTTTATTGCATTGCTGCTGAATGTATCGTACAATCAGATATTGTATGAATGATTTACCAGATGCGGTTGGTGATAAAAGTAATATTCTTCTACTTCTTATTGCTTGAACAAAAGCGACCTTCTGATAATCTTTTGGCTGAAAAGGTATGTTTAGAGTTGATATAAACTCTTCTGCTTCTTTTAATGAAAAATTTTCTTCTAACTCAACATTCTTATCAAACGTGACACTATATTTTCTATCAGAGCAGAATTTTTTGATGTATGGAACTAATCCATAATAAATTTGATTAGTTTTTAAATCAAATAAACGTATTTTTCCGTCCCACAATTTATTTCTATAAGCAGGAACAAATTGATAACCTGGGACTTGAAACGTGAAGTAGTCTGAGATTTCTTGGCTCGTACTACGTTCACATTCTAATTTGATGAAAGCTTCATTTACTTTCGTTACAGTAACATCATACACCTTGAATAAATCTTTCCCATTCTATAAATGATCTAAGTTGAAATGTCCTACTATGTAGTTCTTTCAGGATCATCTCACAGCAACTAACGATCTCGTCATGTAATGTTTTGTTTGCAATACATTTTTGAATATCGACATCACCTTCAAGATAAGTTGATATGTCACTTTTCAAGACAAATGGAAATTGATCCCATCCGAACTTTTTCAAGTCCTCATGGCTCATTTTACCTGAATAGTATTCCCACTTTGTTCTCTTCATTTGATTGTATTTAAACTCCGCTTCTTTCGACAAAAGTTTGTGTCTCGAAAGAATGTTTAGATATTTGCTATGAAGTTTGGGAATATCAAGAAGTGCTTTACCAGGTTCGGTTCTATCAATTTGACTGTCTTTTTCCCACTCAGACATCAATTCATCAAGTTTAGACATAATAATCCTCCTAGACGGAGTATATACTAATCAAAAAAGTTTTTCAATATTAAAATAGGTATATCTGAATGATGCGTCTGCGGTGATAACACTTTCTGGTGTGTCTTGGGTAGACAACATGAAAGATGATAGTGATGTTGGGAAAACGTTGTAAAACTTAAAACGATAGTATGGAGTAAACGACGAAGAATATATCGTTAAAGTTGCATCTGAAAATTGAGGTGTAACTGGATTACTAAACTTGGAAAGTTTATCTAAGTTGGCATACTCTTCAAAGTTTTCTGGAAAAGTCATACCTCGAATCCAATCATGAATTTCTACCCACGAACGCATTTCTTCATCCATCGCAAAGGTAACATTCAGAATATCATAGATTGCTTTTTCACCTGGAGAGTACATTTCAACAAAAGGTGTGGCAATAGGTATTTCACCTAATGATAAACCAGGAACACTCACCATTTGACAAAAGAATTCCATATTAGGAATCCTTTTAAATGACAAATGAAACTTATTAGGGTGTAAAAAGTTTTGATTTGTTGGTGTTGTAGATAGTGCGGTATTAGCCATATTTTATATAGTTTGATATATCTTTATTTATGTATAAAAAAAGAGGAGAATCTTTCGACTCTCCTCTTAAAGGGCAGAACCCTAACTTCTATCTCTCTAAGGAGATTTAATTACATAAGATTTGCGATCTTGAATGCTCTGTAGTAGTTGTTGCTTGTTACAGTAAGAGCACCGTTGCCTTGTGTAGTACCTTCAGCAAATGGGTTAGCAACTAGACCATAACGTGTCTTAAAGCCGATCTTTGGCTGGAAGGTGTTAGTGTCAACAGCGCGAACCATTTGTAGAGGAACGTATGGGCAGTAGAAAAGACCTGCGTCATAAGCATTCGAACCTTTGAAGCCGATGACTGCAAACTCAGATGTTGAACCTGTTGGGAAGTATGGGTCGATGTAGACCTTGATACGACCGAAGAGAGTACCAGCAAATGTGTTGCCTGTATCATCAACTGTTAGGCTAACTTGCCCACCAAGAGCAGAGTTGTAATCAAGAATACCAGCCATTGCAAGAGCCGATGCTACGTCTGACGAGCAGATCATAACATTACCTTTACCACGACGAGTCAACTTAGCGATTTGATTAGCTTCACGCTCGATTTGGAATGCAAGACCTTTAACTTTCTCAACCATCCAACGACCATTTGAATCTGTGTCTAGGTCGAATGTACCAACAGTTGTTGTACCAACTTTACATCCAACTTTTGCAACAGTGTAAATGGTGCGAAGAACTTCACGATTGATCTCAGCAAGAATTTCTGAAGAAAGAATATTGCTGAGTTCTGTTTCTGCGTCAAGACCGTGAACTGCTTTAAGGTCTTGTGCAAGTTCCATCGAATACTCTGCTTTAAGAGCGCGTGTCTTAGCAGTAACGGTAACTTTTTCAATGCTGAAACCCATCTCGTTAGGTGTCAAACCTTCAGCAACAGCAGTGGCCATGGCACCAACGGTGTTAGCATCAAACACGCCGTATGGGCGATCCGATGTTGAAGCCTTCATTGCAAGAGATTGCTGACCAGAAGCAGATGCAGCACCAGAATGTGCAGTATTAGCTTCATTGTAGAAAGCTTCTTGACCGAATACACTGGCTGTAGCAGTACGGTCTGTGCCGTATGTAGTACGCATTGCGAAGATCATGCCTGTAGGACCAGTCATAGGCTGAACACCGCAAACGTCATAAGCGATAAGGTTAGGAAGCGAACGACGAACCAAGCTGATAAGGATTGGGTCGAAACCGGCAACAGGACCTGCATTCTGAGCATCAGCACCACCGAAACCGCCTGTACCAGCAGAGTTGGTTGGAGCAGCTTCAGTAATAACGCCTGCTTCTTTTGCCATTGCTTGAATTTGGTTTTCAAGAACGACAGCGGTAACTGCGCGTTTGTAAGGATCGGTGATCTTTGGAAGATCAGCGTGTTCTAGGACCGGAGCCCATTTCTTTTGAAGTTGTTCGGAAAGATACATCTAAATCTCCTTGTTTTTTTAATTAAATTCTTGTTGTTTTTGAGATTGACTGAACGATAGAATTCATGAAAGAGTCGGTAACGACTGCTTTCTGACCGTCTTCTACTTGTTCGTTAAGTTGATTTTCATCGGCTTTCTTTACACCTGAAGGAAAATAATTCTCGCGAATTGTCTCAAGTTTTGTTCTATATTCTTCCTCTGTGGAAAAATCTACACTCTCTGCGAGCGATTTAATTTTTTCAACTTGAGTTGCGGTTAAGCCTTCGCATACTTCATGTGTTACTACTTCTTTAAAAGCTTCAATGAGAGCAGCACGATACTCTACACCACGCTCAACTTCTTCGTTAAGTTTGCTTTCAAGTTCGTCAACTTTACTTGCCAATTCATCAACGAGGTCAACTTTTTCGGCAGGAACATCAATATAATGTTCTGCAAATAGGTTACGAAGACCACCAATGAAGTCTTCAGTAATTTCTGTACGAATACCTTTTTCGATTGCGATTTCGTTTTCTTCCATCCATTCTTCGACAACGTAACCAAGGTAATCATTTACTTTGTTTGTAAGGTCTTCTTTAAGGGATTCGATTGCTTCTTCTAACATAGAAGCATACTGACCTTCAATCTCTTCTTGAATTTGTGCTACGCGATCTTGTACGCGAGCTTCGAAAATTGTGGAAACTTTTGTTTTGAATTCTTCAGAGATTGTTGCATCATCAGAAAACAATGCATCAACATCCTCTTTCATCTTCTTTTTCCATTCCATCTTTTCGTCGATTTGTTCCTCTTCAGAAACAATCTCTTCATTTTCAACTTCTGTTTCTTCCATTTTAGCGGAAGCATCAGAAGATTTAGTTGTAGGTGCAGTTGCAGACTTGGATGTGAAAGTCATTTTGTGCGAATTATCATCAGGCTTAGCATTTTCTGGTGTTGGTCCACCAGCTACTTGAACTTCGCCATCTAGCTTTTGTGAAGGCATAGCATTCTTACCCTTACCAGCAGCAAGAATTTCCGCAGCAGCCTCGAAAAGTTTGTTAGTAGCCATTAGGAATCTCCTTTGTGTTTATTTATTTATAATTTTAAAGTTTTGATAAAAAGTTTTCGAAGAGGCGAATCGCCACTTGTTCAATATCTTTTCTTGAGGCTTTTTGTATAGCATGTTTGGTTCTAGCAATGTCAACTTCAACAAAACGACCCTCAACAAACAACCATTCTTTATTTTCCATAATACCATTTACGAAAGCACCTGGTGCAGAAGGATCTGCTACCACATCAGCAGCGGTAGCCAATCTAAAATCATCAGCAACAATGCTGATGCCGTCTTCACCTGGTATCAAAGAACCCATACCTCTTGAAGATACACCTAAGCTAACACCCGACTCGATGAAATTTTTTACGATGTTGCCATAAGGTGTATCGAGAACTTTTGCTTTACCGATGAATCTATTTTGATCGTCTTCAACTAAAGATTCAATCTTGATGCAAACTCTTTCTAAATTTAAATTGGGTGTGTCAGGATGACCTAACTCACCAAGAGCACGGTTTGCATCAATATATTCATTAGTGTAACGCTTAACTTCTTCTCTTAGAGTAGATATTCTATATTTTCTTCTATTTCTGTTAGCTTCTTCACCAACAAGAAATGGACCTTGAATATAAAGATTCTTTTTTCCTGATTCTGTAGTTTCGGTTAAATACTTAACCTCTTCTACGCTTTCTTTTATAAGCTTCATACGTTCTCCAAATTAGTGGAGTAGGTTGCGGTCTTTGACATTTCAATAACGATAGAACCACCAGTTGCAATCGTAACCACAACATTACCTGTGTTCGTGTTTGCAATAGAATAACCTAACTCATCAAATTTCATTTGACCTGATTGGGAAAGTGACAGCATAGGAGTAGGAGTTGCTCCTCTTCCTATGGTAATATAACCATTCGAAGACCAAAGAATTCGTTTGATATTAGCTGCACTTACAGTTTCTAAGTCGGTATTAGAAGATAAGTTATTAAGAGTAATTGTATATGTACCAGGATCGACCGCACGAATGATACTGGTACCTCTTAAATTGTTAACTACTTCGTATGGCATTTTATTTTATTCCCATTGATTTGCGGCGGCGCATAGACATTTTTCTTTTTAACAAAGTTCTATTCAGTCTTGCTCTGCCTTTTGTTTTCCAGTATCTCTTTAATTTTCTTGCTTTTTGTATTCTTTGTGCTGCTGGTATTCTTTTAACTGTACTGCCTGAAATTCTAAATCCTTTTACAGCAGAGCGTCTAACATTTCTCTGAACTGTTATTTGTCCTTTTGCATTTCTTCTAATGCGTCTTCTTATTCTTTGTATTCTTCCTTGTCTTACTATATTACCTTCAAGCAATTCTGAAATGTCATCTCCGTATATATCTGCCGACATTTCTCTTCTTTTTTCTTCCAATCTTTTAGAAGCAATAGCATTCAAATGTGCAAAAATATCTTCTTTTAAAGAAGTTAATTTGTTTTCTAAAATTTTATTTACTATACTCATTTAGATTTACTGAATGCAAAGTCTGCTGCTTTAGAAAAATGTGCAGGTGACTTATGAACCATATCTGCAAACTTCTTTTTATTTTCATCATTCAAAGCTTTATGCACTTGTGTAATAGCTGATGCAGTCAAATGATCTACCTTTCTTGTTTCACCTGAAGCAAATTTTACTGTTTGTGCAGATTTGCCATGAACTATCTTATGAAGAGTGTCCATGACTGCTTCTGTTTGAATCATGCCTGCCTGATCGTCAACAAAAGGAACAACAAAATCTTTATCCAATTTATCGCTATGATAAACAGCAACTTTTATATTATTTGGATATAAACGTACACCTGTTCTTTTCAAAATAAGAACATAAGGAGGTTCTTTAGTAATCGCTTCACTGATATCAAATTGTTCTTTTACTTCTTTCTTTTCATCTTTGTCGAAATGTAATCGGTGAG